CCGCCGTACACAACTCAGGCATCGTGCCAAGCATGGATCAACCTAGGCCATCCGACGACGATTGCGCCATGTGCGAAGCATCGACCAAACTTGAACAACACGGCATCGCCGGGTAAAGGCGGCCCCTTTTACCTCGCGGGCGTATTGCATCAAACCATCGAGATAGCGCTCCACGCTGCGATGTAGATGCCAATCCGGCGACCTCGATATGGGGGATAACTCCTGCGGCCTCGTAGAGGCCCGCCAGCAGCATCAGGCAGTCTGTCCCGCCACCCTTGACCCGGCCCATATGGTGATAGGGCGTGCGCAACCAGGTCGCCGCCTCGGCCGTGACCACAGCACGTTGGAACGCGGTCACACTGCAGTCTCCGGTGTCGGGATATAGGGCGTTCCACCAAAATGGACGGCATTATTAAAAACATTGGTGCAAGTCGCAATCGACCGGTCACAACCGGGCAGGAGCTGAAACTGGTCACCTGCCGCTGGAGGCAGAAGGAAAGCTAGCTTTATTATGACGGTCCCATTGGTCATCCAGCAACGGTGCGGCTGTAGCCGGCGTTTACCCCGGTCAGACCTATGATCGTGCCCTGTACGAAGAGCCCGGCTGGGGCCGGGGTGATGGTGCTGAGAACCTGCGTTTCGGTGGAGCCAGGAAGGCAAGCGAAATTTACTTGCAGGCTGGCGCGATCGAATTGGCACATCGCGTCGCCGAAAACGTGCGTGCACGAGGACTGCCACAGTCTCCGTGGCATCTGAATATTCAGCAACTCTAGATGAGAGCGGCACTTTAAGTCGATCCCGGTTCGGCTGCAATCGATGTCGGAGACGCGGCCGGCAAAGAGCACGACTGTGCCGGGGCCAGTGTCCCTATAGGTTGGCATAAACGCGCGCTCCAGTTGCAACAAGGCAACATCGCGCTGGCCTCACCAAGCTGCTTGGAGCCAGGGAGTTACACCGATCAAGTCGGTCGTTTGCGGATAGATTTTGACATCCGTTTCGTCGACCTGTGTACCTACTACGGTCTTAGTCTTCGAGCGCTCGAATTTCGGCCCCGCGGCAAACGAGAACCCATTTGCGATGATTTACGTCGGCGCCGCGGAATAACGGAGCACATCGCCTCCGACGAGTGTAAAAGTATAGAGGTCGGCCATAACGAGTTGTGTGCTCGAGTTGAGTAGCGCTATCAGGGCTGGGGAAGCCGCCTTCATGGCCTTACCGAGATAAAGGTCAATTTTTTCAACTGCCAGAGTCGGTACATGAAATTCTCGAAATCGTAACTGTCGTCGACGAAACGGCAGCGAAACCAAAAAGAAAAATCGGCAGTGATTACTAGGCCGTTGCTCGGCGGAGTCGCAAATGTCAATAGTCCGCTGCCCGGATCGACAGTATAGCTGGAAGGGCTTTGCGTTACCCCGTCGAAGTAAACCGCAGTAATCAAGTTGGGTGCGACGATCGGCTCGACAAAACCTCCACTAGGCAGCATCATGCCCATCGTGCGCTGAAGCTGGAATACGGCCGAACCTGAGTCGCCAGTGCCTAGGTACTGACCATACACGTACGAATCGCTTGGGTCCTCGAACAGGAAGGTGCCATAGGCGCCCTGGCATGCCAGGTAGAACCCCATCAGCGTGCGCAATTCGTCGAAATCTGCCACAGGGTTGTCGCGCAAGAAAGCAAAGACCAGCGTGAACTGTCATAACGGATAGGGATAATCGAGCGCCCGTAGCTCGCGGCCCGAGACCGCGCGTTGGATACGCGTCTGAAACGTCGGTGCCTTGGTAACACCCCAGGCGAGCCCGGGCAGGGCCGGGAAGACGAGCGCCATCACGAGCTCCGTAGAGCTGCTCCGTTGCGCATCGCCCGGTTGATCGCGGCGACGAGGACGTTGCCGTTCGACTGGAAGAATTTCGCCACGGACTGGCTGTCTACTGCCGACACGTTGAAACTCACTGTCGTCCCGCCCCCCGACGCCCCAACACCACCGCTAGCGATCATCGATTGAAGCCCTTGGCTGATATTTGCAGGCAGCACCATTTCATTCGCGTGCAGCATCGCTAACCATGCCGACGGCACCATCCAACCGCCGTTTTGCGGAGGGAACAATGCCGCCGTGTTCAAATCCGAACAGAGAGCCGAAACCCTTGACTGGGCTACCAAAGATACCGCCATCTAAACCTAAGTTGCCAAACCCGAGGGCGCCTAGGAAACCGCCGGAACCGAACAGACCTTCCGAGATCCCGCCGCCTACCACGTCTTCGCCGGCACCAGTGATACCGCCCCAAAAATCCTGATTCCCGCCACTGCCGGTAACGCCGCCACCTGCTAGGTTCGCGCCTAGCAATTTTCCAAGTCCGCTAAACACACTTTGCACTGCGGAATTGACGAATTCCGCTATAATCGATTGTGCGAGATTCGACAGCGCCTTTTGTACTGTCGGCGTCCCCAAGACAATTCTCGTGATCGATGTGTCGAGCGCACGCTGGATCGGTTGCAGCAGACTCTGCCACTGTTTTTAGTTGTCCTGTACCGCCTGGGCGTCAAGCTTTTCCTTATCAGTCAGATATTTTTCGTAGGCGAGTCCTTCCTCCTCGGTCAGCTTTTCGCGAGTGCGAACATCATTTGTCGCTACCGCTAACTTTTTTCGTAATAATCCTGTTGCAAGGCCCATTCGGTATCGAGCAGCTCTTTAAGCTGAGCTACCTCCCCGCTGGCCGAGATTCTTCCGAGCTCCGCCTCCTCTTGTATAGCCGCCTTCTTACGGGCATAGGCGGCTTTCGTGAGATTTTCATCCACGTCGAGCGAGGCAAGCGCATCGCGTTCATTCTGGACGGCCAGCTGCTTTTCGAGCTGGTAGATATTATTTTCGACCGCGAGCTGCTCCTTGGAGCCCGCCTGGGTTAACGATAGTTTATCTTGGCAGAAGGCCAGCTCCTCGGCCTTCGAATCGGCGAAAAAGGCCCGCTCATCGCTGAGTTGGCTTTGTAGTTCGGCACACCACTCCTGTAGCCGACTTTGGGCGCCACGGGGTCGGCCTTCAGTCTGGGTAACGGATATTCCCCCGCCCTGGGCGTCGGAGGCTCTGGCGGCTGAAATCGGATTGACACCGCGGGCGGCCGAGCTTGCGAGGCCTGCCGCGTTGGCCTGTGGCGCATTTATCGTCGATCCAATCTGCGCTGCCGCGCCAGTGACCTGGGATTGCGCTTGCTCGGCGGCAGTGCCCAGTTCTAAGAACTGAGTCACCTCCGTCGCTGCTACTACCGAATTCGCCGCAGCCTGCATCCCAGATTGCAGATCGTCGGTCTGGGCGGTAATGGAGACGCTGGTTTCAATATCGGCCACGACACCTCCCATAGTAAAGAAGGACGCTTCTGGGTGCCCCGACGGGCAGTGGCAGTAGTAGCGCCACGCATCGTTTATATCTCGGCCAGCCCGCGGGCCCTGCGCTTCAGCTCCGCGAAATCGAGAACGACGGCTGCTAGGCCCGCATGAACATTCCTTTTCGAGAAACTCGGACGGAGTTCCGCGAGCGCTGTTCCGATATCAAAACTATTATCGTTTGGAGAAATGGACGGCCCCCCCTGGGACGGGTTCGCTTCGTGTTCCCGTTACTGATGCCGAGATACGCGGCGACCATCAAATGCAGCGGCGGATGGTTAATCCAATATTGCGTTAGCTCCTCAACCTCGAGGAGCGTCATCGCGTCGATTACGGGATAGCTGTAGCCACAGGCGGTAGCGAGGAGGCCGTAGATACGTCCCCAGCCGCCACCGGGCTCGACGACGGGTTTGCCGTGACCGCCCCCGGACCCGGCCCGGGGGCCGGCGCTTCCCCCAGCGGTCGCTCCCGGGATCGCAGGCCCGAACCGGTCAGGACCGCATTCAGTACTGCGCCGGCGTTGCCGAGATCGAGAAGGTTCTCGACGGTCTCCACCGACACGTCGGGATAATTACGCTGTAGCGCCGCGGCGACGATCTCGACCAACACCGCGATCTGCGTCTCGCCCATTTCTGAGCCGATCTCTGTCAGTTGCTGGACCTTAGGCATCAATCGGCGGAGTTGGCCCAAAGTCAATGGCGGAACAGTCCACTGTTGACCGCCCATTTCCACCATCACGCCCGGGATCATTATTCGACTGTGCTGAGATAGCCGACGGTGCCTGAGGCGTCGGCAAAAGCCATGAAGTCGAGCTCGCTGATCGACCAATCATCGATTTTCGTCGGCATCGACAGCTTATTCGCAGTACACGCATTGAGCCGCAGTGCCAACCCCTCGCCGCTATAGGTCGTGTAGAACGTAGCTTTGAAGGTCGGTGTCGTGCCCATCAGCTGATTGGTCAAAGTCAGCTTGTTACCATTTGTGGAAACGTTATAACTGTAGGAAATCAGCAACGCCGCGTTCGTATCGGCCGCCGAGAAAGTATAGACGCCGGTGGCGAAATTGACCGAATATTGACCCGCGACCGAGGGCGTGGACACCCGATTGAAACGCTTTCCCGTGGCAGCGTAGATGATCAACTGTTATTGCTGGCAGCTCGATTTTTCCTTCGATGTCGTCCATCGTGTACTCCGATGATGTGAGCTACGGGTCGCCGATAACCCTTGCCTCAGACGCATAGGATTTCGACCGGTACGATGGCAATCGCCTGGTCGCCCAGAACTCCCTCGTCGGTCTCGATTTTGCCGGCGATATAGGCGTGCTGAACCATCAGCGGCAGCCCAAGGTTTTGCAGTCCGGTGGCGGGTGAGGGCGCCAGCGCCTGCTCGAGCGCATCGAGCAGTGGATTCAAGATGGTCGCGGGCGCCGAATATGGGTCGTTCGAATGGACATAAATGTAAAAATCAGCGTAAAGGGTCCAAACGACGGCCCCGCCCAGCGCCTTGATCACGGCGTGACCGCCCTTTTCGCTCATGAACAGGGCCGGTTGCTCGGCTGGAGCTACGTCAGACCAGTGTCGCAGACGTCGGTTGGCGCTGGCAAAGCTTCCTGCACTAGAAGCTAGAATCCATAGCGCTCCGTAAATCGCTTCACGACTGATCATCAGGTTATCGCCCCGCGTAGGGCGTCCTCGACGCCCGCGCTAATATCCGCCGCCAGATCGTCGAGCGCCGAGCGCAGAAATGAGCGTTCAGGTAGATTCATCCGTCGGCTGTGGGCGCCGACGCTGACGGTTTCTCCAGCGACCGGGCGACCAAAAGCTTCCTTGATTAACCGCAGGCTTGCCCTGACGCTGACCATTCCGGAAAAGCCGTAC